AGGTATGTTATACTCACCAGACGAAGGGTTATACGCTAGAGATGCTGCTGGAAAAAAGAGTCAATTTATTAGTCATAACTTAGATGTTATAGCCAAAAAATTATTTGGGCCTACCGCTACTGCCGATACTATGGGTAGTGTTGAAAGTATATTGAATAATATTCCAGACGAAGCATTGCGCAATCAATTGCTACAAAAAGCTAGCGAAGGTGCAAGTTGGCAAGCTGTTACACCACAACCGATTAACGAAGCTGCGGCACCTGCTGTTGGACGCAAGTACCAACACATAGAAGACTTAGTGTTTACAAATGGTAGCACCGGAGGATTACATGCTGTTGAACGACTACGCCATATGACCAGTAAGGGTGGAACTATAGAATTAAAGTGGGACGGAAGTCCTGTAGTCTATTGGGGTCGTGATGAAGAAGGCAAGTTTCGCATGTTTCCCAAAAACGCTTGGGATTATATGAAGCGTGGTACTACTCATACCAAGAGTGGAGTTACTACCATGATGAATGATCCAGATGATGTTGCTATGTTTATTCTAGGAACAGGAACAACACAACCTGGACAAGAAGATCAACGTCGTGCATTTGCTCAAGGGCTTGCGGATCTTTGGCCGTACTTTGAAAAAATCAGTCCAAAGAAAGGCTATATCGAAGGCGGTATATTATTCAGTCCATTACAACCGGCACAACTAAATCAGTCAACTAACGAATACGATTTCCAACCTAATATAACAGCTTTTCATATTCCAGCAGGAAGTGAATTAGGCAAACGTATTGCCAAGGCAAAAGTTATGGTTGCTGCAACTGGCTATTATACACACATTGGTGCAGATGAAACACGTTATCCCAATGCTGAAAAATTGTCTACTGCAGATGTCATTGTACAAGGTACAACATATGTTGAAAATGCTCCGCAAGTAGATTCAACTGGATTGGATCACACTGAAGATTATATTAAGAGTAATAAGGCAGCAATTGACAGTTTTATTGCTGGACAACCTGGTCTAAGTAAACCAGGAGATGTGCTTTATAGTTTCTTTAATCAAAACTTACGTGTGCAAGGTGTTAAACAAAAGTTTGCACAATGGGCACAATCTAAACTAAGCAACACTCAAGCACAGAAGATACTAAGTCATCCAGGGTTGGACGCTGTACTAACAGCCGTAGAATTACTAACACATGAAAAAATGAAAGTAATTAATTCATTAAGTTCAGGCACACACGGCGGAATTCGTCAAACAAAGCCAGAAGGATATGTACAAGCGCATCCTGGTGGCAAATTTAAAAACGACTTGCCTGGACAGTTTGTCAAAACTATTGACCAGGCTAACTGGGCACCAAGGAAAGACTAATGTTTTTACGTGAATTTTTAAATCGTACTGGTGAAGGCAAAGCGGCTGTAGTTGGCTGGGGACGTGGCATGGGTCACAAAGGACACATGTATTTGGCTAGTAGTGTAATTACACAAGCCAAAGATCACGGAGCAGATCCGTATTTTGTGGTTAGTCGCACAGTCGGTAAAGATGATCCAATCACACCTGATGAAAAATTAGGAATCTACAAAAAAGTATTTCCTAAACATGGACATATTTTTCATACAGCTACAGATGAAATGCCAGATTTAACTCGTGTATTAACTCAATTGAGCAAACATGGATATACCGATGTCACTGTTGTTGTAGGTGCTGACCAAGTCGGTGCATTAAGTTATGTTAAGAACTATAACGGCAAACCTGATAAATCTGGAAATATTCCATTTGATTTTAACACATTAAATGTTATTGCTCGTCAAGAAACAAATGATCCTAGTGCCGGTGAAGAAGGACCACGTGCTACGCCTATGCGAGCAATATTGCAAGATCCTAATGCAACTGAAGAAGAAAAATTTGCAGCATGGCGTGATGCAATGAGTCCCGAACTAAGCGATGACGAAGTTCGTGAGCTAATGAATAAAGCACAACAACGCATGGCAGATCCTGCATTCGGTAAAGCACCTAAGAAGCCTAAGAAAGAAAAAGTAGCAGATGAAAGTCTAATGGGATTTTTAGGCAAAGTTGAAAAACCTGCCAAGAAGAAACCTGTAGCCAGTGCAGAAGAGATGCGTAAATGGTTTGAAAAAGAAAAAGGTGCAGAACCTGAAAAAGTAGAAAGAGACAGCGAAGGTAAAAAGATTAAACAAGTGTTTACTAGGTCGGATGAGAATTCGATTAAATATGCTAACAGGATGATAAGAGAAATGAGAGCACAAGAATTCATAAGACGACAATTGAATGAAAAGGCAACTATAACTGCTGCTACACCAGATGCTCCTTATGCCGGACAAGGCGACAGTGATGATTTAGCAGACGAACACTTAGCAGGATTGAATCATGCTGTGAGTTTTCCATCTATTAGCATGAACAAATCAAACGGTAGTAGTTATTTGCAATATCGCTTTGGCTTAGCCATGGCGGGTGCTCATCCTAATCCTAACGATCACATGCCTGTGCCTATGAGCACTGGTGGAGCATTTAGTGGCGACCCATTAATTGCTCCGTTTAGCGATCAAGATTTAGAAATAGTTAAAGCCGCTGGCAAGCATATTGGTGCCGGTAAGATGACTAAGTTAGCTGACAGAAGTAATGAGTTGTCTGATACTAATAAAATTAGTCCTGTTGCTAAACAAAAGAAAAATAGATACGGTATATAATGCGAGCTAAAGAATTTTTATCTGAAAGAACAGGAAAACACCATACAGATCATGCATCTGTGCATAAAGGTATTAGTGCAGATAGAGATCCTGGTGGATATTATCCTAATTATCATCAGTTAAGAACAGGTATGGCATTAGCAATGGCCGATGGTGGAAAAGATAAATTAGATGTAGACCATGAAAGCTGGATGGGGCCTTTCTGGACTCAACATCCTTATACTGAAGTTGAACACAATATGTTCAAACAAGTACGTAAAGCTATACCTACTGAACATCATCAGAGAACACCTTGGGCAGATAGTAAAGAACCAGATGATACACATAAAACTAGCCCTATAGCAGCTCGCAAGAAGAACAAATACGGAATTTAACATGGACGAGAAATATCATCTAGCACTTAAAACAGCATTTGCCAGTGAATTTAGTTTTTATCTAAAAGCACACAACTTTCATTGGAATGTAGAAGGCCCGTTATTTGGTCAATTGCATGAACTATTCGAAAGAATCTATACAGAAGTATATGGCAGTATTGATACATTTGCGGAACACCTACGTGCGTTACAAATCTATACGCCAGCCAGCTATGGCAAATTCAGCATGCTTACCGCAGTGCCGGATGAAAATCGTGTACCAGAGTGGAAAGAAATGTTAGAAGAATTACTAGCAGATAGTGACCGTATGGCAGATATATTCCGTATTACATTTGATATGGCTGAAGCGAATGGCGATCACGGACTAAGTAATTTCTTAGCCGATCGTCAAGATGCACATAAAAAGCATAGCTGGATGTTAAGAGCGAGTTTAAAATAATGGATGAACTAGCACGTCTTAAGAAGTTAGCTGGAGTTAATGAATTTAAAGGTTTACAACCATACGAGCTAGACGGAATTAATATCAGTGTTACTGGTACAGAAAAAGCTAAGTTAATGCGTGAACACAATATACAACCTGGAACACCAGAATGGTTTCAATTATGGTTTAGCAAGCCTTATCTCACATCAGAGCCGCCAATCGGCAAAAAATAAACCATATTTAACTAGCGATACTAAATAAATGCATGGATACTTATTATGTCTACGCATATCTTAGAGAAGACGGAACTCCCTATTATATAGGTAAAGGAACTAAAGATCGAGCATGGACTAAAGGTAAAGGAGAGGTAGGAAAACCTACAGATTCTTCTTGCATTATTATTGTAGAGTCAAAACTGACCGCGGTAGGCGCATTAGCTATTGAGCGTCGATTAATAAGATGGTATGGTAGAATAGATCAAGGTACTGGAATTTTGAGAAATCAAACAAACGGCGGAGACGGAGGACCTGGATCTAAAACAGGAAGGCCCGGGCGTAAAGGAATACCCAGAGGACCACATTCAGAAGAAACTAAAGCTAAAATTAGATTAGCACGAGCTAGGCAAATTATACCTAAACGATCAGAAGAGCATAAAAAAGCAATATCAAAAGCACAAAAAGGTATTCCTAAAAAATTAGAATCAATAGAAAAACAGCGTCAAAAAATAGTAGGAAGAAAACCCATAGGACCGGAAAGGGAAAACTATCTAAAGGCAATGGAACAAGGAACTACTACCTGTGAATATTGCGGTAAAACAACAAATAAAGGCAACTACCTAAGATGGCACGGATTAAAATGCAAACTAAATATAGTATGACTGGTGAAAAACCTGTAGGAAAATAATTATGAAAATGAATGAATTAGTTGAAAGTTTAAGTGATGACTTTGCAAAATTTGCAAAAGATTTACAAAAAAATAATCCTAAGTTTAAAAACTTACGAATACACGGTGATCCTGAACATGACGAACTACGTCGTCAAGATGCAGAAGCTCGAGAAAAACGTCTTGCACAACCTGCGGTTGCTCCTAAAGAACTAAGCGCAGAAGAGCGTCATCGACTAGAACAAGAATTAGGACATTTAGAAGCTCAATTTGATCCCAACTATCAATACAGTGATGATCATAGTGTGTATAGTAAACATCACAGTCTAGCACAGCGTATTAGTAGTATTAAACATAGATTGAAGCAAGGTGTGGCGGAATCAGCTAGTGCAGGTGCTACAAGTGCAGCCAGTATCGGTACTGTAGATGCTCCACAACTAAGCCCAGGCAAAGCTCGTGGTAAGAAAAGCTACACTGGATCACCGGGTAAAAGTGGCACAAAAGCGCCACCACAGCCTAAAGTAGTACAGCCAAAAACCAAGATGGGAACCGCTGTAAATGCCTTAGATATGAAGGGTAAGAACATTTTTGGCCAAGCTGCAGAGTCAGCAGTAATCAAAAGACGCTAAATACATAAAGATAACGGAGTATACTCATGCCAGGATTAGACAACATGGAGCCAGGAATGGACCAACAAGAACCAGCACAAAATGATGTAATTGGTACACACGGTGAAGCAGATCGTGAAGGCGCAATGGCCAAAGCTGATTTGTTCAAATTAGCCAATTATTCACATAAATTGTACCAACAAATTAATGATGAAGATCAATTAGAAGCATGGGTACAAGCAAAGATTACTAAAGCCGCTGACTATATTGCCAGCGTTTATCACTATTTAGAATATGAAATGAAGTTCAGCGAGTACGGACATCATTTGGATAACAGCGATACCTTAAGCGAAAGTCAACGTCGTGTTCTTAAAGCTCGTTTAAACGAAGCTAAAGAAAAAATGAAAGAGTTGAAAAAGACTCAAGCTGAAAAAATGAAAGCTAAAGAAGCTAAGAAAGTAGAAGAGGGAATTTTAACTGGCGGCGAATGCGAGTGTACAGAATGTGGTGGTACTGGTAAAGTTTACAGAGAGCCTGCACAGGTTCCTGCGCATGTTAAAGCTAAAGCTGAAAAGTATAATACTCTAGTAAAAGCTACTAAAGCGGCTCACAAACGTATGGATGCTAATCATAATGGTATTCCAGATGATGAAGAGGCAATGGATGAAGATTTTGATTCTTTAAAGAAGACTGGTGATACAACTAAGACTTCTAAAGGTGCTACAGTTACAAAAACTGATACTGGTATCAAACATGAGCGTCCTTCTTCAAGCTATAGTGACGAAGACGGTGACGAAAAATCAGGCAAAGGCACTAAGAGCCATGCTAAGTCAATGTCGGCTTCAGAAAAGAAAGATCGTGCTCCAGCACAAAAGAAATCTAAAACAGGTACTTGGGGTATGGAAAACAGTGAAAAGTTTGACAACCGTAAGAAAGACGAATCAATTGCTGAAGCTAAACCAAGCGCAGGTCTAAGCAAAGAGAAAAAATCTGCTACAGTTAAAGCCGCTAAGAAAGGTGAAGACATTGGTAAGCCAGGTAAAGGTTTTAAATCTCTTGCTAAGAAAGCTGGCGGTGGCGAGAAAGGCGAGAAAATTGCTGCAGCTGCTATGTGGAAGAACATTAAAGAAACCCAATCATACATTGCCGAAAAAGCAAAAGTTAAACCAGACTATATTGATTTAGATAAAGACGGTGATAAAACTGAGCCAATGAAAAAAGCTGCTAAAGAAAAAGAAACTGTTAAAGAGTCTGCAGATTTAGCTCGCATGCGTCAATTAATGACACGTTTGAACGGTTAATACCATGGACATGAAGCGCATACTACAGGCGATGGATGGAGTTGCTACTAAACCTGTAGTAGGCGCCGATAGCATGGCTAAACTTTTATCCATTGTAGATAAAAACGCCAGTACACAAGTTCTTAACGAAGGCAATCCTCACAAAGTCACATTGCCAGTACAAATGGCAATGCAACACTATCAACAAAAAGAAGAAACGCCCAAAGCCCGTGTGGGTAAAACTACACTGGTAGGCAAATACTTTCACGAAGTTGAACAAGAATTTCAAGAACAACAAGCACAAAAACGTCAGTTGATCAATCAATATGCCAGCACAATTGCTGAACGTGTATTGATGAAAGAAAGTGTTGTTAATGAAAAAAGTACAAGTGAAAAACAAGCTCGTTTTATGGCGGCGGCCGCACACGATCCTGCATTTGCTGCACGTACAGGCATTAAACAAAGTGTAGCCAAAGAATTTAATAAAGCTGATACTGGTACTAAACAATTAAGCAATGCGATGAAGCATAAGCCTAAGAAAAAATCAGTTAAAGAAAATGAAATTTCAGATCATAGTATGGGTTTTAAACCTGGTCCTGGCGGACCGGGTCTACAGAGTAATGTAGCAGAAGCACCCATAGATTTTGATAAAGAAAATCCCACAGCCAGTACTATACATAGTCATCAAGGTGTAAACCCTGCCAGCATCGAAGCACGCATCATGCGAGCACGAGGTCAATTGAAAGATCTAGCTAGTAGAGCCGACAGTAACGAATTAATAGTATGGGAAAGTATTGCAAGAAATTTCCCAGAGCTAACTATGAACATCGAACAGATTCGTCATGGTATAGAAGAACTGGCCAAGATTAGAAAAGGTGGTGGACGTAGAGTACATAACATACCGGACAATATTGGCGAAGAAAATAGCATCAAAGAAGCCAATGCCAAAAAGCGTACACTGAAAAATTCAAACCCGTGCTGGACGGGTTACAAACCAGCAGGCACTAAGAAAAAAGGAGGCCGCACAGTACCTAACTGTGTTCCAAAGGAATAAACTATGAACATGCGTGATTTACTTAATAAACTAGATACAGTATCTGAAAGCAATATATCCGAATTTAGAGTCGATGCTGGAAGACCACACGATTTTTATCGTCATGATAATTACTACGGTAATCCTCGTATGTGGAGACCAGAGTGGCGCGAACCACGTATGTGGGGTATAAATCCTTTAACAGGATTGTTATTTACAGCTGCTGAAATTGCTGCACTAAGCAATCAAGGAGTGACGCCTATGATGATACAACAAATGCCGCCACAACAAGTAGCGCAAGTAGTACAAGCTGCTCCACCAGCAGGTGCTCCGCCTATGCCAAGTAGTGCACCAGTTACATCTGGGCCAGCCGTACCGGTAGGTCAACCTACTACAGGTGCAACTAAGTACTATAATCCAAACGGTGACGGTACATTCCAAGATCATCCTTATACACAAAGCGGAGGTACTGCTGGAGATCCTGTAGACACTACTAAAGATGATGCAGATAAAGCAGCTAAAATTTCACGTTTCAAAGAGCTGTTGGCAAAAGCAGGTGTTAGTGATAAACCTACTGGGTTAGACAGTGTTGACAAACCATTTAATCCAGATTATAGTTTAACTGGTGGTAAATCAACAGGCGGAATCGGCATAAAAGAAAGTTCTATTAATGGATTTGCAAGAGATCCGCTATTAGAAAAATTAAGATTGATCGAATCTGGACATAAATTCAACGAAGGTTTAACTCCAGAAGAAAGTAAAGAGTTAGATAAACTCTACGGTGATCTAAGTGTTACAGGAAAAAACGATCCTAAATTAGCACCATTATTTGCACAGTATAATAAAGTACCAAGTGCATCTGCTGCAGATCCTACAACACCAAACACAGCTGCAGATCCTGCAGATACTACCAAACCACAACAATGGGCACCAGGTGTACTACATGTAGGTAGCACAGGACCTGAAGTAATAGCATTACAAAAACAATTAGGAATTAATGCCGATGGTAAATTTGGTCCTGCAACTAAAGAAGCTGTTATGGCAATGCAAAAAAAGCTAGGAGTTACTGTAGACGGCGCATGGGGTCCAAAGTCAAAAGCAGCATTTGCGGCAAAAGGCGGAACAGCACCATCACCATCAGATACAACTAAAGGCGACGGTAAGTGGACTGGTAGTGCAAAAGACTGGGGTAGTGCAATTGGTGGCGGCTTAGGAACCGCAGCTGGGTTTGCAGGCGGAGGGCTTATTGGTACCGAGGTCGCAGGACCCGTAGGTACAATGGCTGGAGCTGCAACCGGTGCGGTTGCAGGACACGATATCGGTGCAGACCTTGGCGGTAAAGCTGGCGAATGGTTAGGCCAAGCTGGAGACAAGATTGGTAAATCTTGGGATGCTGCTAAAACTGCTTGGAACGGTAAACCCGATAATACAGCGGCTGCTCCTGCAAAAACAACTAAAGAAAGTATCGAAGTTGACTTTGCTAATCAGTTAATTGAAAGTTTCGGTTACCAACCTAAGTAAACAAATGGCAGACTAGTTCTGCCATTTTCACCTCTAAAATTTCATAGAGGTTGATTTTACAAGATAAGTAATATATAATAGGCATATACATTAGGAGATTTACATGGGCGGTCGTTCGTACGGTGCAGAAGAAAAGGCAAAATTAGAAAGATTAATTAGCGAAGGTTCTACAGTCTTACGTGAAGTAGAAGATTTGCAAGAAGGCTTGAAAGAAACTGTTAAAGCAGTTGCTGAAGAATTACAAATTAAACCCAGTGTTATTAACAAAGCTATTAAGATTGCTCACAAAGGCGATTGGCAAAATTATAACGCAGACTGGGAAGAAATTGAAGCTATTTTAGATATTACAAAACGTATCTAAATAAGTATATAACACAAGGTTAGCTGGCCATAAACAGCATGCAGGTATTTGCAAGCCTCAAATTGCATGGAGAGTATTATATGAATAAATTATCACCTGGTCCACATTGTGACCAAATTGTATACCTTGCGAATATCTTGTTCTCGCAACATAGTATTTTTATACAATTCGCCAAAAGTTTTGCCAGTCTTTAT